TGATGAAGGGTGCAGATATGAAGTATATCTTGACCATCTCGGCAACCCTACGTTTGGTATAGGCCATCTTATAGTTCCCAGTGATCCAGAATATGGTAAAGATATTTGGACTCAAGTTACATCAACACGGGTTCATGAATCCTTTGCTAATGATATTGTAAGTGTTTTAGCTGATTGTCAAAAACTCTATGAAGATTTTTATGACTTACCGGAAGAAGCACAAAGAATTATTGCCAATATGATGTTCAATATGGGATATACAAGATTGAGTAAATTTGTGGGCATGAAACGTGGAGTTGATTCACAGGATTGGAATGCAGCCGCTGCTGAGATGATAGATAGCCGTTGGTATCGTCAAGTCACAAATAGAGCGGTGAGATTGGTTGAGAGGATGAAAAGTTTATCTGATGTTTAAGCATCGTTCACTGAATTTACCAGATTTACAAACTAAGAATATTGATGGAAGGAGATTTTATGAAACTCCTGAGAAAAATTATTATCCATCAATCACAACAGTTTTGTCTATTCGAAGTAAACAAGGACTATCTGAATGGCGCAAACGGGTAGGTAATGATGTTGCTAATCACATTTCCAGAACCGCAGCGGCACGAGGAACCAAAGTTCATCAAATGTGTGAGGATTATCTTAACAACCAATCCTTCAATTTCCCCAATAAATGGAAAGAACATCAGAAATCCTTTTTACCATGGTGCTTATTCAACCAATTACGAGAGAAGGCTCTAGATAATATCGACAACATATATGCTCTAGAGTGCGGTTTGTATAGTAATAAATATCAGGTAGCAGGTAGAGTTGATTGTATTGCTGAATATAACGGTATTCCTTCTATTATCGACTTTAAAACCTCTACAAAGGAGCGGACAGATAATTGGAATGAGAATTACTATATTCAAGGTTCTGCATATGCAGAAATGTTCTCTGAAAGAACAGACATAAATATTTCACAGATAGTAATTTTAGTAGTAACAGAAGACGGCACAGTTCAGGAATTTATAAAAGACAAGGGTGATTTTTTACAAGGATTAACGGATGTGATGAAAGAATGGAAGGAACAAAACGGAACATAGGGGTTAGAAAAATGAAGTACTTTATCGCTGCGGTAATTTTATTATTTTCAACTACGGTATTTGCACAAAATGATACAACTCCACAATCAATAGAAAATCGACCACATGGACAAATATTTCAATTAGCAAAACCAGTTGTATGCAATGATTCTCCGGTAGTAAGAAATTGGTTAACCAACATAATGAAATTTATACCAATTGCAATGGGAACATCAAAAAATCAAATGGGCGAAATTGATGCTGTAATGTCAACGTATGTAAATCCAAGGGACGGTAGTTTTGTTATTATAGAAGCGTTTCCAAATCGAACCAGCTGCATACTTTTTCAGGGTGTAGAATTAATGATTGACTTACCAACAGAAGAAGATGAAACCGCTATGTTACCAGATATGGCTCCAAAAATACCAGAAGGTGAAAAAGAAGAAGGATTGAAAAAATAATGAAAAAAGGATTGTTTTGGTGGCTTATTGTTTGTGCTGTATTGTTAGCAGTTTTGTTATGTTATAATGCTGGATTTCTGGTCCCAATATATGTTAATGATGCTACTGCAATTACGTTCTTGATAACTACACTTTTTGTTGGTTCAACATTGTCTATTGGATACAAGAATTTTAACAAGCATTTGCAAAGCTATAAGATAGAATGGTTTGTATCAGATGCTTGTATGACGCTTGGAATGCTTGGTACGATTATTGGATTCATGATCATGTTGTTTGGTACATTTACCAACATAACAATCATTGATACAGAGAGTATTAAAACAATTCTCAATGCAATGAGTTCTGGACTATACACAGCTTTAGGTACGACTCTAGTTGGTCTTGTATCTTCACTCGTTCTAAAAGCTCAACTGATTTTATTTGACGATGAAGAGTAAATCACCATTAGCGTTTATTGATTTCTTATTCATACTGCTGTTGTCATTCATCAGTATGTATATTCTTGCGTTGATTCTTATTAATCCAATAGCAAAAAAATCAGAGATTGAACATAAGGCAGAATATTTGATTATTGTTGAGTGGGATGAAAATTCTACAGACGATGTTGATATATGGATTCGTGACCCCCACAAAAAAATACTATCTTTCCGAAATATGAATATGGCCGGAATGCATCTTGACCGGGATGATGTTGGTATTATGAATGATTCTATTAGAATGCCTGATGGTACATTTAAAGAGATAAAAATAAATCGAGAACTCGTAACATTCCGTAGTTGGGTTGCCGGTGAATATATAATCAATTTACATATGTATAATATGAGAGATAATGTTGACCGGGAAGTACGAATAACATTTTTGCGATTAAATCCATATAAGATGGTATTTGAGGAAAAGATTATACTTAAAAAACAGGGTGCTGAACACACTGTGGCTCGGGTAACAATAAAAGAAAATGGTGGAATATTGTCTATCAACCAACTACCATTTAAATTTATAGCAAGAGACTTGTTTAGTGAATACCCTACTCACGGCCCACCAAATCCCAATTTTAATGGTGGTATGCCTAATCAACCACCGGCCGCATCAGACCCGCCGGCAACAGGGGTTATCCAATGATACTGTATCTCTTATTTTTGGCTGTAGTTCTTATATCAATCACTTCTCTAGTTGCATTGATAGTACTACTAAAAAAACCAATTTGGTTATTTGTGTATATTCCTTTAGTCCTTGCTGTTATTGGGATGACAACATATACCTATGATGAACTGTTAGGAACTCCCACAACAAAAGATTTACCAAAAGATTTTATTGTTGCATCATATTTGGTAGATGAACCAAAGAACATATTCCTGTGGATTGTAAAAGACCGAAAAAAATTACTACCCATTGGTTATGTTATTCCATACACTAAACAAATGCACAAACGGCTTGAAGGAGCCAAGAAGAAGATGAGAAAAGGTGGAGGAGTAATAGAAGGAAAACGAAGAGAAGTACAGGTGAAGAAGGGTGCTAAGAAGAGTTATATCTTGGACTTTAGAAATTACAAATTCCCAGATCAACAACTACCAAGGAAAAATCACTAACTTTATATTATGAACATATTGATATTTTTTATTATTGCAATCGTTATTAGTTTTAATCCAACACATGCATCTGCCAATCAGCAGACATATTGTCTTGCACAGAACATATATTTTGAAGCGAGAAATCAATCTCTCGCTGGACAAATAGCCGTATCTCATGTTGTGCTGAACCGTGTAAAAGACAATAGATTTCCAAACACAATCTGTACAGTTATTAAACAGGGACGCCATGTACCTTCATGGAAGGATAAAACAAAACTTATCCCTAAAAGGAACAAGTGTGCGTTTAGCTGGTATTGTGATGGGAAGACAGACAAACCATACAATAAGAAGGTGTTTAGTCATCTGTATAAGGTTGCAGAGAAGGTTAGAACAATGGTAACCGATGTTACAGGAGGTGCGTTATACTATCATTCAGTAGATGTTGCTCCATGGTGGGCAGAACATTTCACTATAACAACCATGATTGATGATCACATATTTTATAGAGAATAAATCAAAAAAGCACTTGACAATTGATGTTGGATGTGGTATAAATATAGTACAGTTTGATGAAACAAACTGAAAATTGTACAGGACGGCGGGGCAGTACCGCCCGCCTCCACCATAAGGAGATTAAATGAAAAAATATCAGAAGGAGCTTCAAAATGCGAAACCCCTTAACTCTACTCATAAAAACCCCATGTCGCTTTATATGGCGGGTGATCTTAAAAAGTCCATGTTTACGGTCTTTGGCCCTGATTATAAGGACAAAGTGTTGGCTTGTTAAGTTAGTTGCTGAGTGGATGTTTAAGGCATATATCGTTTGGAGTATTTGTGCTGATGCTTTTCTCGTTGGTGGTATTATATATCTAATCTTTTTTAATGATGTTGATTATTCCCAATGGTTTTTATACTAATCTTTTTTTGATGGGGGCGAAATAGGTTCGACTGGCAATGAATAGGAATGTGGAGAATTGTGGATTGATCACCTTATCGATCAACAACGAGAAATGCCAACGATAATGAGGCATTTGAGGATTACGCACTAGCTGCTTAATTGCTCGGGGTTTGGCGGGTGCCTAGCAACAGAAACCCGCCGCTTAACACACACACAAACACAAGGAGAAAAATTATGTCAGAAAAAAAAGGTAAAACCCCATACGAGTTGCGATTTGATACACTTTCAATGGCGAAAGATATGTTAGATCGGCAGTATGATATCGCAGTTGATGCAGCACATATGCATATGGATAAGTATGCCGAGGCCGCTGCTAATCCTAAAGAGTTCTTTGAGAAATATACACCAAAAATGTATAAACCCGAAGAAATCATTAAAACTGCAAGTGAGTTGTATAAGTTTGTTTCTGAAAAGAAATAATTTATATGACACTTCATGCTAACGCACTAAGGCGAGCATGATTTTATATAAAAGTTTCCTTACATGTGTATGGAAATAAACAAAGGAGAAATGGTGCGAATTTAGAAGCCTCCATAGTGCAATCGTTTATTGCCTCCGGCTTGGGCAACATCACGGGTGATGCCGTAATACATCCGGGGGGGGTCATGGTTAACCTCCCAACTTTTAAATAAGGAATATTATGACACTAACAACAGCTAAAATTTTTACAAATACAATCGAAAATCTTGCAAAAGAAAAACAAATTACTCATATGGAAGCTGTCTTACATTATTGTGAAAAAGAAGGAATAGACCCTGCAACAGTTAAATCTTTAATTTCAAAAGGACTTAAAGAAAAGATAGAAGCAAACGCAAGAGATTTGAATTTTTTACCAAGGTGTGCTCAACTACCAATTTAACAGAATTTTTTTAACATGGACCCCATTGATATATATCTAATGTATTGTGCATTAAAGGCACATTTCAATAGGAAAGATTACGACTTCTTTACCTACAAGGGTAAGAGCCGTGTGTCTAGGGCTTCATTTTGGAAGCGCAAGGACAGATTTTTCTTCGTTAAACTTTCCAAAAAATACAACAATTACGACGATATCAAGAACTATTTCGTAGCCAATTTCATTGTAGTACGAGATGGGTATATTGCAAATTTCACTGATGAGAATTATGAAACTTGGAAAGAGAAAAGAAGTAATTTTTACGACATATTCGCTGAAGAAATCCGGCCGTTTGTAAATGATT